TTGAGTTCCGGCACCTCCAGGATGAATTTCGCCATCGTGGACTCGGCCATCTTTTTCGTGTCGTGGAAGTCCCCCGAGAGCGATCCGGCAAAGCCGAGACCCAGGGCCTCGATCAGACCGGACTTACCGCCGCCCTGCTTGCCGCCCAGGATCGGCACCAGGTCGAAGCGGTGGCCCGGCTCGTACAAGCGGGTGATCCCGGCCACGAACCAGACGGTTGCCAGTTCGGAGTGGTAGGCGTTGTCGGTGCATCCGAGCCAGTCCTTGAAAAAGGTGCCGATCCTCGGCACGCCGTCCCAGATGTGGCGCTCGATCTGATCTATGACGGGGTGGTAGCTGTTCTTCTGAGCGGCCTGTGAGAGCGCCTGCTCCACATCCTGCTTGGTGAAGGCCACACCCAGCCCGCCCTGGTTGGAGGGGGTCGCCAGGAGCCGCATGAGCGCCGCCGTGTCGTTGTCAGCCCAGCGCCGCCCGGCTATCGGGTCCTTGATCGGGGCCTGCTCCAGCGTCACGTTTTTGAAATCGAGTAGCTTGCGGGTGTAGTGGCCGTGGTCCATCTCGTTGTACCAGACCGTGTTCGCGATCTTGCTGAAACCGCAGATGATCGAAAAGCAGTTGTGCAGCCCCTTTTCGATATTGCCGTTCTTGTCGAGGACCAGGGCGTCTTTCCAGTTCGACTTTTTCTCGGCCTTCTCCTCCGGCTCGTCCTCGTCGTCGGGATCGTCGTCGAAATCATCCGCGATGTCGTGGTTGGCCTCGTCGTCCTCGGGTGCATCACCTAGCAATTCTGCCAGGTCGTCGTCGATTTTCGAGGATTCCGCTTTGGGCGCTGGCCCGAGCAGATCGTCGATGTCGATGTCAGAAAAACGTGTATCTTTTTCGGACTCGTCCTCGTCCTCGTCGTCGTCATCCCATTCGTCGTTTGACACCAGGTCGGCCAGGCGCTCGGCCTTCACCTCGGGGTCGTTCTCCGCGAATTTCCACATCGCCTTAAACGAGGGCATCTGGCCCGGCGAGGTGTTTGCGTGGGCGTCCTTGTCGAGGTGCCCGAACTTGTGAATACGCAGCAGGTCGAAAGCGTTCGCCTGGCCGCCGATCGGGTCCGAGCCGTGGTGCGACTGGAGGAACAGGCCGCCGTCGTACACGATCGCGCCGTTGAAGGTCCCGCCAGGGGCGTAGCTGTAGCGCGGGTGGCTGCCCGTCGAGTCACCGGGGACGTAGATGTCGCTCAGATGCTCACCGATCACGTCCTCGACCGTATAGGTCCGGCACCAGGCTCCGATGACTCCCGGCTTCTCGCGGGGGTCCTCCATCACCTCGCCCGACCGACGCACCTCGTCCTCGTGGGTCTGCGTCGGCCAGGAGGCCACGTTGGCCCAATCGGGGTTCTCTGCCAGGACGGCGTCAACGTCGATGACGGCCCCCTCGTTTTCGTCGGTCCAATACTCCTGGTTCTTGGAGATGGACGGCAGGTACATGATCTGATTGTCCCGCATTGACACGATGTCGGGGATGTCGATGCCCTGCTGCGGGTCGTTCGCCAGATCGCAGGCGATGTACCGGGTGATTGCCTCGGCCTCCACCATCGTCATCAACCGGGAGGTCGGGATCATCATGCGGACGCGGGGTTTCTCGGGGCAGTGCGAGCGGGTGGTGTGCATGAACCATTCCCACTGCGCGGTCGGCACCTCACCGGCCCGGATCGCGTCAAGCTGCTCGACCGACACATAGTCCAGGTCGAACGCGATCATCGTCCGGCCTTTGATATGGGTTTTCCGGCGGACGCCGTCGTCAAACAGGGCGGGCACCCAGCCACCGGCTGCGGCCTTCTTCTCGGCCTGGACCTCTTTGCCTTCTTTGGAGTCCCCCAGGGCGTGATAGGCCGCGAAGGTGATGGTCGGGTCCTTGAGGATGTTCTCCTCGTCGAACATCTTTTTGAACCCCGTCCAGGTCTTTCGCTGGCCCTTCACAAAGCCACGGCTTCGGCCCTTGCTCCGGCTGAATTTGACGATCAGGTTTTCGGTGTCGCTCATTTTCGGCTCCCGCGTGTTTCATTTATTCTGGTTGCGGGGAGATTCAGCCGAGGAGGTCGTCTACCTCTACGTCGGCCTGGGGGCCTTCGCGGAACTCGTCGTAGCCGTCGAGAACGTAGGGGATCAGGTCCTCCCAATAGATCACACGGATCGCGGCGTCGGTGCGGGAGAGTTCCATGATCCGCAGGGCAACATTCTGCTTGAGAAGGTCACGCTGGCGGAGTGCGCGGTAGATCGCCTCATGGGAATAGCCGATGTCCTTGGCGAAATTCGGCACGTCAAAGACGCCGCGTTCGCTTCGGTGATTCGGGAAGGTCTCGGAGAGGAAATCGTACAGCGGGCCAAAGGAATAACGACGGCGGGGCTGTGCTGTGGCAGTATTGCTCATTGTATTGTGGCTCCATTTTCTTGCCTGTGGGCCGCCCATTACTACCATTCGTCACCCAAAAACGTAAAGATAACTTTTTGGTTGAAACCACAAGATGTAGTGGGCTACGTTTGCTGTGTCGGCAGATTCGCCGCCGAAACCTAAATCACCATTGAGGAGCAGCACATGAGCATCGAAACGCTCATCGCGGAACTGACGACCGCGATCAAAGACAACACCGCAGCCCACGCCAAGCTGGCCGAGGTTGCGACCGCAGCCGCGAGGGGCAAGGCCACGACGACGGCCAAAGAGGAGCCGAAAGAGGAGCCGAAAGAGGAGCCGAAAGAGGAGGCCGAGACCCCAGCGGCCAAGAAGAAGCGCCTGGCAGCCGAGAAGAAGAAGGCCGAGGCAGAAGCCAAGAAGAAGGACGAGGCAGAAGCCGAGAAGGGCGAAGCCGAGAAGCCCGAACTGGCTGAGTCCGTCACGCACGACGAACTGCACAAGCTGGCGGGTAAGTTCCTGGCCTCCGATGACGCGGATGTCCGCGACAACGCCAAGTCTAATTTCGTCGGCGCTCTGGCCCACCTGGGCGCGAAGAAGCTGACGGAACTGGAGGATGATGCCCAGCGTGCCCGCGTGGCAGGCTACATCACATACTGGATGGCCGGGCTGGAGGTCGATTTCGATGAGATCGACGCCCTGATCCCGGACGCGGAAGGTGACGACGACCCACTCGGGTAAGCCGTCCCCAGGGGCCGCCCTTTTTCCTCCCTGTTGGGGGCGGCCCCTGCCTTGAATTTCACCTGAAAGGTTAAAGATGACCCGCAAACCCTTCGCCCTTCCTGACTCCAACCCCAAAAGCGCCTACGGCACGGCGAAGCCGGGTATCCACGGAATCCCCGTGGTCGCGCTTCTGCACTGCGGCAACGGTATGCGGGACGGCGTCGTCAAGTACGGCCTGACCAACTGGCGCGAGAACTCTGTCGCGGCCTCGGTCTATTACAACGCCGCTTTCCGGCACCTCGCCTCCTGGTGGGACGGGGAGCAAGAGGCCGAGGACTCCGGGGTGCATCACCTCGGGCACGTCATGGCCTGCTGCGCGATCCTGCTGGACGCCGAGGCCCAGGGCAACCTGATCGACGATCGCCCGAGCGTGCCCGGCAAGTTCTCCGAGATGGTCAAAGCGATGACCCAGACCACGGCTCCGCGTGAGCCGGGGGCGTGTGGGGCGTCTGATCTCGGCCGGGACGCGGACGAGGCGGAAACGCTCGAACAGATCATGGGCGCGGATTGGCCCGCGGAATCGCCGTCCTGGGATGATTTCCCGGACTGGATGGATTTCTGCCGGACTATCCAGTTCGACGACGAGGGCGAACTGGACGAGGAGACTGCGGAGTGGCTGACTGCCACGGTCAACGCGATCCGGGGCGCGGAGAACGTAAGCCACGCCTGCGAAGAACTGGTTGAAGCGATACTCGCCACGAACGAGGAGCCGGGCTGGGACGACACCAGCGTCGAGCAGGACACGCAGATCGCGCAAGCACAGCAGGCCGAGCAGTCTGATCTGGGCCTGGCGGGCGGCATCGTGGACCATTTCGACGACGGGTTAGCCACCTTCCACCTCTCGGCCCCGGATACTGAGAAGCAGTTCGACGTGTCTATCCGCTTCGGGGTCACGCACCCGGAGATGCACGAGATCGTGACGCGGTTCCTCGCCGGGGACCTAGCGCAGAAACACATGGCCGTGTTCAACAACGCACGGACGCACATCGGCTCGTTCCAGACCTCCCTCTACAAGCAGTCCGACCGGACCCGTCTCGCCTTCTACCTGGAAGCCTACGGCAGCGGGGCCGAGTTCCCCCTGACTGAGATGGACAACATCCTCAAAGCTGCGGGCTTGTCCTGGTAATGAGCGAACACGCCCGCCTCTCACCCTCTGGCGCGCACCGTTGGATTCGGTGCCCTGGCTCTGTCGCGCTCTGCGACGAGATCGGGGAACGTGACTCCAGCGAGTTCGCGGCAGAGGGCACGGTGGCGCACCATATCCGGGAGATGTGCCTGGAGTTCGACCTGGAGCCGCACGTTTTCGTGGGCCAGGTGATGTCGGCAGACGGCTACACCTTCACCGTCACCGAGGACATGGCGGACAATCTGGTGCCGGGCATCGAGTTCGTGCGCGAGCAGCCGGGCCGGGTTGTCAACGAATACCGGGTCTCGTTTGACCGCTGGCTGCCGGAGCAATTCGGCACGCTCGACGTGGGGATCATCTCTCCCCGGCGGGTCATCATCAACGACCTGAAATACGGGGCAGGGATGCCCGTGTCGGCCTATCAGAACGAGCAACTTATGACCTACGCGCTCGGGTTCTGGGACAACGTGGCGCGGCACGAAACAGACGCAACTGACTTTCTCCTGGTGGTCGATCAGCCCCGTGCCCGTGCGACCAGCGCGGTCATCGAGGACTTTGACGACGACGAGGACGATGGGGACACCGAGCAGGTGCCGCAGTGGGGAGGTGAGTGGAAGGTCACGCTGGACGAGTTGCTGGCGTTTGGAGAGAAGCTGAAAACAGCCTACGACCTCGCCACCTCCCCCGACGCTTGGCTCCGCGCTGGCGAGAAGCAGTGCCAGTTCTGCCCGGCCAAGGGCATCTGCGAAGAATACGCCCGCTGGTCGATGACGCACCTCCAGCTTGAGTTGCACGACCTGGACCCGGACGTGATCTCCCTCAAGGACCACGGCGAGTTCACCCCGCAGCAGCGGAGCAACGCGGCGCTCAACGCCGACCGCGTGCGGGCCTGGCTCAAGGCGGTACACGCCCAGGTGATGAACGACGCCAAGGCCGGACGGCCAACGCCCGGCGCGAAACTGGTGGTCGGCAAGCAAGGCCCCCGCAAGTGGGCAGACCCAGAAGCCGCCGAAGCGTTCGTTCTGGAGCATTTGGATTTTGAATCGGCCTTCACCGATCCTGCGCTGATTTCCCCGGCGCAGTTCGAGAAGGTCAAAACGGTCCCCAAGGACGTGAAGCAATCCGTGAACGACTACACGGTTCGCTCCGAGGGAAAGTTGGCGCTCGTTGGCGCTGACGATAGGCGGCCCGGTTACGACCTGGCCGACGAGTTCGATGACGACTAACCCACGTCTTGAATTTCACCTTTTGGGTTAAAAACCGCGAAAACGGCAAACGTAAAACGCAAAAAACGAAGGACGAAAACTATGGCTGATAAAGACCCCCGCCGCGTGTATCTCAAGGATGTGCGTCTCTCCTACCCGCACCTTCACAAGCGGCAGAAAGCCAACGAAGATGCGGACCCCAAGTTCTCCGCGTCTTTCCTGATCGACCCCACCACCAAGATCGGCAAGGAAAACATCAAGAAGATCGAAGCCGCGATCGAGGCTGCCAAAGAGCAGGCTGGTTTCGGTGACAAGATCAAGTTCAAGGACAACCGCGTCTGCTTCTTCGACGGCAACGAGAACACCGACGATGAGGGCGAGGTCAAAGCGGGCTATGAGGACGTGATGGTCATCAAGGCCAGCAATCCCGACAATTTCCGCCTGCTGACACGCAAGAAAACCGAGGTCGATCCCGACAATTCGCCGTTCTACGGCGGTTGCTACGTTGAAGCGATGCTGGGCCTCTATGGCACCAAGAAGGGCGGCGCGCCCGGCATCTTCGCCTCTCTCGACGGCGTGCGGTTCTGGGACGACGGCGACGCCTTCGGCAAAGCCCAGATCGGTGACGACGAGTGGGACGACGACGAGGGCGATGACGACGACGATGATGACCTCTTGGGGTGATCTGAGTTTCACCTTTTAGGTGAATACGGGCGGGTGAGGTACAGCCGCCCATACGCCCGGCCCCCGCGAGTTTGTCAGGTTTCGCGCGGGGGCCGGGTCTTACCAACAGGAGGCGCACATGGCAGAGGATGAAACAGCCCACGACGGCTGGGAGAGAGTGGTCTACGCCGGAGATGTAGACAGTTGCGGCCATTGCCCGGTCTGCTTCGATGTTGACTATGCCGATTGCCCGTGCCCCGGCCCGACGATGGACGGCTACGAGTACACCGTGTTCGGCGGCGATCTCTACGCCCGGCCAGTTATCCGGGGGATGCTTGAATGAGTTTCCCGTTCGGCTGGCAGCATTTCCAACCAGATGACGCGGAGCCGGTAAACGGCGTTTTCGCGGCCTACCTCGGCAAGATCGCCTTGTCCGTGCAGCAGGTGCCCCACCGCCCGATCCTCCACCTCGATTTCGAGACCTGGTCCGAGTGCGAACTGCCAAAGACCGGCGCGTCCGTCTACGCCCGGCACGAGACCACCGAGGTCCTTATGCTCGCCTACGGCTGGGCAGAGGGCGAGATCAAGCAGTGGCTCCCCGTCCTGGGTGAGCCTATGCCGGACGATCTCAAGGCCGCCCTGGCCGATCCAAGCATTACCCTGGCGGCATGGAACGCCCCGTTTGAATCAAACATCTTCGAGCATACGCTGGGCATGGACATCCCCGTCGAGCGGTGGCTGGACGTGATGGCGCTGTCCTATTCTCTGTCGCTGCCGGGCAAGCTGTCCAAGTGCGGCGAGGTCGTCGGGCTGGGTGAGGACCAGAAGAAGATGGCGCGCGGGACCAACCTGGTCCGCAAATTCTGTATGCCCCGCAAGCCGTCCAAGTATAAGCCCTGGACCCGCTGCGACCACACGACCGACCCCGAGGACTGGCAGGAGTTCCTGGACTACAACATCCGGGACGTGGAAGCCGAGCGCGCGATCTACAAGCGTTTCAAAAAGTACCAGATGCCCGACCACGAGTGGAAGCTGTGGCACCTCGACCAGAAGATCAACAACGCCGGAATCCCGATCAACCTCAACGCCGTGAAAGCGGCGTTGAAGCTGTCGGAGTTCACGATCTCCCGGGACATGGCCGAACTGCGCAAGCTGACCGGCCTCGCCAACCCGAACTCAAACATGCAAATCCTGCCCTGGCTCAAGGACCACGGCTACAACTTTGACGACCTCAAGAAGGGCCACGTCGAGCGCGCAGCCAAGGCCGCCGCCGAGCGCGTCGAGGACGCCAAGGCCGCCGTGGAGATGTACGAGGGGCCGCTGGCGGACTACCTGCGGATGGTCCTGGTGGAGCCGGACGAACTGCTCAACCGGGTGCTGCAACTGCGTCTCCGCGTCTCGAAGGCGAGCGTCAAAAAATACCCTGCGCTCTGGGCCGCGACCGATCTGGACGGCAACCTTCGAGGCTGCCACCAGTTCGCCGGGGCAGGGCGCACCTGGCGCTGGTCGGGCCGCCGGTTCCAACCCCAGAACTTGCCCAAGCCGGACAAGTCGCTGGAGGACCGAATCCATGAGTGCGTCCACGACATCGAGCATCTGACGCCCGAGGAAATCTGGGCCAAGTACGACAACCCGATGGAGGTGCTGACCGCTGGCGTCCGCCCGGTCGTGCAAGCAGGCCCCGGCAAGCTGCTCCTCGACGCCGACTTGTCCGCGATCGAGAACGTGGTCCTCGGCTGGCTGGCCCAGGACGAGAAGATTCTGCGGGTGTTCTGGGAGAACCTGGACCCATACATCGACTTTGCCACGGACATGTTCAAGCTGCCCTACGACGAGATCGCGGCCCGCGTGAAGGCCGGGGACAAGAGCATGAGGACCACCGCGAAGCCGGGGGTTCTGGGCTGCGGCTACATGCTCGGCGCGGGTGACGAGCGGGAGAACAAATCGACCGGCGAGATCGAGGCAACCGGCCTCCTGGGATACGCCTGGGCGATGCACGTCCCGCTGACGAAAGAGATGTCCAAGCTGTCGGTGGACACGTTCCGCTCCAAGTTCCACCGCGTCGTCGAGTTCTGGTACGAATTGGACGACGCCGTGCGCCGCGTCATCAAGACCGGAAAGCCCGAGCGCGTCGGCTATCTAACGATCGACATGAAGAAGCCGTTCTTGCGGATCGGGCTGCCGAGCGGGCGGTTCCTCCACTACATGCGGCCTGAGATTCAGCGCCGCAAGATGCCCTGGAAAGGTCGCAACGGCGAGCCGGTCTACAAGCCGCAGATCACCTACGAGAATATGGAGAACGGCCAGTGGCGGCGCGTGACCACGCACCCCGGCAAGCTGACCGAGAACGTGACCCAGGCCGTCGCACGCGACCTCCTGGCACACGGCATGACCCTGGCCGATGCCGAGGGCTACGACATCCGTATGCACGTCCACGACCAGATCGTCGCGCTTGAGGCCGAGGACATCGCAGAAGAACGCCTGGCCGGTCTGATCCGGTGCATGACGACCCGGCCCCCGTGGGCCGACGAGAAGATGCCGCTCAAGGCGGACGGCTTCACCTCCCCAATCTTCCTCAAGGACTAGGAGACAGAGATGTATGTGAAACACAAAAAGAGCGGCGGGACCTACAAGATCGTGGCCCTGCAAATCAAAGAGGACGACATGGGAATCCAGGTGGCCTACCAGGACGAGATGGGCTTGGTGTGGACCCGCCCGGCGGCCGAGTTCTTCGATGGCCGGTTCGAGGCGTACATCCCGCCAAAAGTGGCCCCGGACGGAGGGCTGGTCCATTGAGCGCCGAGATGTGGGTGAACGTGGCCGGTGTTGTCGGGATCGTCGTGTACTTCGGCATCCTCGGATTCCTTCTCTGGGAGGGCCGCGACAGTGACTAAGCCCCCCGAGGACGAACCCGCGATCTGGCTCAAGCAGGTCCCGAACGTGTATAACACCCGCCCCGGAATCTGGTCGCAGGAGGTGATCCCGCACCACCGCCCGGTGCGCCGGTCCCGCGTGCGCCCAACGGAGACCGTGGACGGCCCTACGCTGTCGCGGCTCCTCCTGGCGATCGAGATGATGCCGAACCCCGGGAAGCATTTCAAAGACCTGCCGGAACTCCAAGAGGTCTGCCTGGCCTACAGCGCGTTCCGCGACCGCGAGATGTTCGGAGGTGACGAATGAGCGCCAAGTGCGACATGGGCCGCCGCGAGTTCTACATCGAGGAGCAGGTGTGCAAGTACGCCAAGAGCCTCGGCTGGCGGCCCCGCAAGATGCAGTTCGTCGGTCGGCGCGGATGCCCCGACCGCTGGTTCAAGCGCGGCATGGGCCAGCTTCTCATCATCGAGTTCAAGGACCCGAACGGCAAGCTGTCTGTCGCGCAGAAGCGGGAGATCAACTGGCTGACGGCCAACGGCTTCGAGGTGCATGTCGTGGACACGATTCCGCAGGGCAAGGCGATCTTCGACGCCCACGAGCCGGAGGTAGAGGACGATGCAGATGCCGAGTCCTGACGCTGTTGTTCGCTGGCCCGACGGGACAGAGGCGACTTGGGAGGAGGTCGAGCGCGGGGAGTTCGACTGGATGTCCGACGACTACGAGATCGTTGAGACCTATGCCGACCCCGATTGCGAGGGCTGCGGGGGCGGCGATAAGGTGCCGCCCTTTGTCTACTGGCGCTGCCCGGTGTGCGACTCCGAGTGGGAGGACGAGATGCTGGACCCCCGGGTGATCGACGAGAAGGACTCCGATGCTTCACCGCTCTGATATGCACGGCTACCAGACCGATCTTGCGGGCCGGATAGAGGCCGATTTCGGCGTCAAGCCCGGCGCGCTCTTGGCGGTCGAGATGGCTCTGGGAAAGACCGTGACCACGGCCACCGCGATCCGGGCGCTGCTCGACACGCTCATGGTCCGCAAGGTCTTGATCGTCGCGCCTCTGCGCGTGGCGCAAAAGACGTGGCCCGACGAGTTCGAGAACTGGAGCCACCTTCGCCCGCTGCACTGGAAAAGCCTTTCCGGCAAGATCGGCCAGAAGGTGACGCCCAAGCAGCGCCTTGAATGGCTCCAGGAGTTCCTGGACGATCCGATGTCCGAGATCATGGTCATCAACCGGGAGAACGTCGTCTGGCTCTACAAGACGCTGCGGGAACTCAAGGTGGAGTGGCCGTTCGACGTGCTGGTTTACGACGAGAGCAGCCGCCTCAAAGAGGGCAAGAAGCGCACCGCGTCCATGAACCTCTCCGAGTTCGGCGTCTACTCCAAGGTCCGCAAGCACATGGACTACATCATCGAACTGACCGGGACGCCGACGCCGAACGGCCTGACCGATCTATGGGGGCAGCTTTACATCATCGACCAGGGCGAACGCCTGGGCCGGACAAAGACCGCCTTCCTGAATCGCTGGTTCGAGAGCGATTTCAAGGGCTGGAACTACACGGCCTACCCGCACTCCGAGGGCGAGATCATCGACCGGATTAGGGATGTGATGGTCTCGATGAAGGCTAGGGACTATGTGGCGCTGCCGCCCGTGATGACGATCCCCGACCTGCCGCCCCGGATCGTGGACCTCTCGTCCAAGCTGCTCAAGGACTACAAGCGGTTCGAGAAGGAACTGGCGTTGGAGGAGCATGACATCGAGGCCGTCAACAAGGGCGTCCTGACCTTCAAGCTGCTCCAGTACGCCAACGGCTCGGTCTACCGGACGGACGAGATGACCGAGGTGCGGGAGACGATCCCGATCCACGACCTCAAGGTGAACGAACTGGAGTCGATCGTCGCGGACACCGCCGGGGCGAACCTCCTGGTGGCCTACAGCTTCAAGTTCGACCTGGAGCGGATCAAGAAGAAGTTCCCCTACGCCCGAGAAGCGACGGAGCCGGGCGTCCTCGATGCCTGGAACGAGGGCAAGGTTCGGATGCTCCTGGCGCACCCGGCCTCGATCGGCCACGGCATGAACCTCCAGTACGGCGGCCACCATATTGTCTGGTTCGGCCTCAACGCCTCGCTGGAACTCTATCAGCAGTTCAACGCGCGCCTGGCCCGCCCCGGGCAGAAGGCGGAGCATGTGTTCATCCACCACATCCTGACGAACTCGACGTTCGACATGCGCCTGGTGGATGTGCTGGCCGACCGGGACGCGACTCAGGAGAGAATCACCGACGCGGTTAAGGCTCATCTGGGCGTTTAGTTGTCAAGAATTAACCCGGGCTTAACCCGGAGTTATCCACATATTCCCTCATAGCGCGAAAATCTGCTGTGGGGCGGTGTGGTTGGATGTGGTTTTTTCACCAGTTAAGACACTATATATTGTGTTTTTCTGTTGGCGAATCCCCCATATAGAGTACGTTAACTACCTATTCGGGAAATTGCAACCCATAGAATTGTTGACCTTGGGTGATCTTTCAACATATAGATGAAAGAGGTTAAATCACCCGTTAGGTAAAAGCGATGGCACAAGATTCAACAAAGGCGTTTGGGCTTCGACTGGCGCAAGCTGTCGAGGGGCACCCGCTGGCTCCTCCCACCCCGCACGGTAGGCAAAGCTGGCTCCGGCGCAAACTAGAAACCGAGGCCAAGTGTGTAGTATCGCCCAACACCATGAGCAAGTGGTTTGCCGGTGAGGCCAAACCCCGGAATGATAACGTCCAGAAACTCGCCAAGGTCTTGAGTGTGGATGAGGTTTGGCTGAATCTGGGCAGGCGGCCAACGCAGAAGGCCAGGATCGTCCAGGAGAAGGCCACCAGCGCGTCTGGCGCGGTCCTCCTGGTTGCGGGTCTTGTCGAGATGAACGGCGGGCGCTTCTCTTTCCCCGGCGAGGATGATGCCTGGGACTTGAGCGTCAACATGGGCGGCACCCGTTTCACGGCGCTGGTCCAGGTCGCAAACGTCAGAGACGAGGACACCTACACCTGCGTCGTGCCGGAGCCGGTGGGCAGTTCGCGAATCCTCATGGTGATCCAGGAGCGCGGGCCGGAGGTCACGGGGACCGTGTGCGTCAACGTACTGGACGTGACCAACGTGGAACGGCAGTCGCTCGGCGGGTACTCCGTCGTCACGCTGCACCGGGAAAGCGGCCGCGTGTTCAAGGACGGCGGCGGCTCGATCGAGCCTCTGCGCGAATTTAGCGAGTTGGCCGCGCAAGACTAAGATTGAAGGCTATCCAACACCAAAAGAGGAATATTCATCCAATAGGTGAATATGTTGGATAACTGTTGGATAGCCCTGAAAAACGCTCAAAATAACTGATTTTAGGCAGTTCGATTCCGCCCCCGGGCACCATTTTCCAAGTTTCAGTTGAATAATCACCTATCGGCTACATATAAAATGGTGTAAATTCAGCGAGTTAGCTGATCTGCGGGTCTAAATCTTCCCTAAAATCGTCGTTCTGAGCAACAAAAATGTTGGATAACCGTTGGATGATCCTTGTACTTTCGGGTGAAATATCCAACTATCCAACGCTGAAAGGTGAATCCAACACTCAGGAGCAACAGGATGACCGCACTGACCGAACAGAAGATCAAGAAAGCCGCGCCCGAACCGAAAAAGTACCGGATGCCAGACGGCGCTGGTCTGTTCCTGGAGGTTCGACCGACCGGGGCGAAGGTTTTTGTGAAAGCCTACAGGTTCCGGGGCCAGCAGCGCATGGCTACCCTCGGGGAGTTCCCGGAGGTGAAGCTGGCAGACGCGCGCCTCGGAGCGGCAGAGATCAACACCAGGGTCAAGCGCGGCATCGACCCCCGGGACACCACGGCGATCCGCACGGACCGGAGGACAGGCCCCCGGAGAGCGGGCGAGGACGAGGAGGTCCCCGAGGAGCGCCGGGTCGAGGTGATCGCGGCCAAGTTCATCCGCAAGCGGATGCAGGAGGGGATCGCAGAGGCCACCTTGAACAAGTTGAACTGGAACCTCGGCAGCTTGGCGAACGGCGTGCTGCACGGTCGGGACATCGGCTCGATCAAGCCGCCCGAAATCCTGGCCCTGGTTGAGGGCGTCCAGGAGGAGGGCAAGATCGAGAAGGCCAAGGACATCCACCGCAAGCTGGGCCAGATGTTCGACTACTCGATCGCCCTGGGCCTGGTCGAGTGGAACCCTGCGCGGATGGTCACGCGGGCGGTCGTCAAGAAGAAGGGCGGCGAGCATCCCGGCCTGACGAGCGCCCGGGACGTGGGCGGCCTCATGCGGTCGATCCGGCTCTACCCCGACACGGCAGGCCAACAGACCCGCGCGGCGCTGCTGCTCTCGGCCTACACGTTCCTGCGGTCGCGGGAGTTGCGCGGCGCGCGCTGGAGCGAGATCGACCTGGACCTCGAACTCTGGACGGTGCCCAAAGATCGGATGAAGGGCCAGGTGGGGGACCACCTGGTTCCGCTGTCCCGGCAGGCGAAGGGAATCCTGGAGGCGATGGCGCTCTGCCGGGGAGACAACGACCTGGTGTTCCCGATGCCCCGATACCCGGATCGCTACATGTCCGAGAACACCTTGAACTCCGCGCTCCGGCGGCTCGGCTACGACACCCGCAAGGAACACTGCCACCACGGGTTCCGCACGACCTTCTCTACCACCATGAACGAGCAGGGCTGGAACCGGGACTGGATCGAGCGGCAGCTTGCGCACACGAGCAAGGACGAGGTGCGGGCGGCCTACAACAAGGCCCTCTATCTCGATGGCCGGAAAGAGATGATGCAAGCATACGCGGACTGGCTCGACGACGTGGCCGAGAACGCGAAATGATCTGAGGGGGAGATTGGGGACCGGGCTTGGGAGGAGCGACGACACCCGGTCCCCAGGTGCCACACAAGCGACATGACCATTCTCGCCTATATCGACTGCATATTCAACTTTTAGTTTGCCAATCACCTTTTGGGTGAATTACACTTGCCAGGAGGAGACGACTGCAAATGAACGACGACTTTGAGGACCTGCTTGGTCCGGCCCCAAAACAACCGAAAAAGCGAAAGCCCCGCGCCGCGAAACCGGCGTCGGGTAAACCTTCTGTGGGCGTCGTCGGTCGAGCCGACGCGGCGGTAGTCCAGGCGCTATACCAGCCGGTGAGCATCACGTTCCTTGCGGAGGTGCTGCAACGAGATCGAAAACTCGTCACCAAGCGACTCGCCAACCTTGCGCCGATCGCCCGGCACCGGGGCAACACTCCGCTCTACGATTTCCGGCAGGCTCTCGAATACCTCGTCACGCCCAAGATGAACGCTGCCGAGGCCATCAAGAAGATGGGCACCGATGATCTGCCCACCGCACTCCAGAAGGATGTCTGGGACGCAAAGCTGAAAGCCCAAAAGTGGGCCGCGCAGGCTGGCGATCTCTGGAAAACGGAGGACGTGCTGGAGGTCCTGGGCGAGACGTTCCAGCGCCTCAAGACCACGACCCAGCTTTGGATCGACCAGGTGTCGGAGGCGCACTCCCTCTCAACCGAGGTCCGGGCAGAGTTGACGACGATGGTGGACGCGCTCCAGCACGATCTGCACCGCTCGCTCGTCGAGATGCCCGAGAAACGTGCCACACTATCGCAGCTTGGCGAGATTGAAGGAACCGACCTCGATGACTTCTAAGTTCAAATGCCCCAAGTGCGGCGCGATCAGCGGGGACGACTGGTCACACTGCATCGGCCACTGCCCGATGCCGATGTCCCCGTACCACGACCCGCGCTCCGAGCGGGACCGCATCGAGGTCGCGTTGATCGCGGAATCGGGGGTGACGGCAGAGGAGATCAAGTTGCAACGCGAGACTTGCTGCTGCGGGAACCCGGTCGAGGGCCACGGCTACGACCTGGGCCACGGCCCCGTCTCGATGTGGGACTACGCGGTCCAGTGCCGGATGGATGCCCAGGATGACTAGATTCCAGACACTAGAGGACATGGTGCTGGCGACTGCGGAGGCGGTACGCCCACCCGAGCGTCTGAGCGTGGCCGAGGCCGCCGAGAAGTACAGATACATCAACAACCCCGGCAGCTACGTCGGCAAGTACAAGAACAGCGCCACGCCCTACCTTGTCGAGCC